CGGAGCTGGCGAACGCTTCGGAGCCCGACGACACGGAGATCCAGTGGACGGTCGATAGCCGGGATTTCGCGACGGGGGACGGGTTGACGCGCAACACGGTCCGCAAGATCCGCGGCCGGTTCCTGTTGGTCGATGATGATGCGGACGATCCGACGATCTCGGCCGCGTTCTCCGACGGGACGGTCGATCTGTCTGGGGTGTCGACGTGGGGGACCGCGCTGTGGGGGACGGGGCTGTGGTCGGCGGCCGACTCGGGGGAGTGGCAGTCCCTGGCCGGGGTGGCGCCGGAGGACGACGGCCGGGCGACGCATTCGTGGAAGGTGAACCGCAAGGCCCGGCATGTGCGGTTTCGGTTCCGGTCGACGGACCCTGCCGCCCAGCTTGTGTTGAGGGCGTTCGAGCTGTTCGTGAGACCTAGCGGAAAGGACTGAGCATGGCGGACCTGAGCAGGATCCATGACTTCGATTCGAAGACGGGGCAGGCGATCGTCGGCCAGGACATCGACGACGAGCTTGACCAGTTGGTCGCCCGTATCAACGATGTGGACGCGGACTCGCTTGCGGCGGCGTTGGCGCAGGCGTTGGGGGTGTCGCAGGCGGGGGCGGTGCGGCGCGGCAAGTCGATCGTCGCGACGGAGCAGTCGACGTCGTCTACGAGCTACACGATGCTGACGACGCCTGATCGGGTGCAGAACGTGGTGCTGCCGACGGACGGGTTGATCGTCGTAAAGTTCTCGGCGCTGGCGAAGGCCAGCGCCAGCAACGGCGCCGCTGCGATCTTCGTTGCATCGAGTCAACTTCAGGTCGCCCAGGGTGCAGCGGCTCCGGCGAACCAGGAGGCATCCCCAATTGGTGACGCCGGAACTAACTACGAGTGGATCTACACCACGCCCAATAGCGCCATTGCGGGGCATGGAGGGCTCGCCCGGCTGCCGGGTGGTCTCGGAGGCGCCTCGCGGGGCACGCCGATAGCCCCTGGCGGCTCAATCGAGATCGAGATGCCGGCCGGTACCTACGACGTGAGCGTGCGGTTCAAGGTGTCGTCGGGTTCGCTGACCGTGAAGGAGCGCAAGCTCTGGGTCTGTTCGCAGGACTTCTAGCTAGAGACTGCGGATCAGCCTGCACGCGGCGCGCCGCTGACGGACGCTGGGCGAGTAGTCATAGCCTCCGAGCCCGTAGCGGCGCGCGGCCTTGCCGCCGAGCCCGCAGTGGGCGTACGCCTCGGCGAACTGCTCGTGTGGTGAGTTAGGTGACGTCCGCCAGGGCCGGGCGTCGCGCATGATCCGTGCGAAGCGGGCACGGGCACGCTCCGGCATGAGGTAGTCGTACTGGTGGCCCAGCTCGTGCAGCAGGGTGCCGCGCACCTCGGCCGGGTGGTCGCTCGACCAGGCCACCCCGGCGTGGTCGAAGTGGATTGGTCCGAGCGGCCATGTGCAGGCAGGCTCTTCGCCGAAGGGGCAGCCGGTCGGTCGGATGACGACGGTTGCGTCCGGGGTGGGCACCTTCGCCGCATCTACCCACCGCTGGTAGAACGGGATGGCTTGGCCGTCCGGGGTGGCGAGGTTGACCGCGTGTGCGGGCGCCGCTGCCACTAGGGCGGCTGCGATCGCGGCGGCGAGCGTCCCTGCGCGCATGGGTTGAGGGTAGCTGTTCGGGCCGTCCCTGGCGGCTCGTATCCTGCCGGTGTGGCGATCGGACGGTTGCAGACGGAGGCTGACGTTGAGCGGTTCATGCTCGACCAGTTGCCTGACTATGGGGTGCTGATCCGCCAGTTGCAGGGGCTGGTGGCCCCGGCCGTGGTGCGGCTCTTGGAGGACGCCGGCTATGCGTTGGACTTCGGGGTCGCGGACATCACGGGCAACGGCACACCGTCGGCCGCTGTCGCGGTCGCCCATGGTTTCGCGGCGGCGCCGGTTGTCGCGCTCGGCGGCCAGTGGTTGGGGGCGAATCTCAACGTGACGGTGACCGCTGTCTCCGCGAGCCAGGTGACCTTCGGCGCCCAGCACATCCACAACGCGAACTGGTCGTCGACGAACCAGCTCGCGTGGTTGGCGTTGGGGGCGGTCTGATGGCGGCGAAGGGCAAGAAGAAGGGCAAGAAGAGGAAGGTGCAGTACCGGGCGCCGGCGGCGTTGCGGCGTCGGGCGCGGGAGCTTGGGTTCGACCCGTCGAAGATCAACATGGTGTTCGACTCGAAGGGCCGGCCGGTGGCGGCGCCGGGGTCGTTCACGCCGTTCAAGGCGCCGACCTCGCCGCCGCCGGGGACGTATGACCCGGCGTTGGACTCCGAGTTGCGGGCGTCGGGCCGTGGCCTTGAGGATCTGTTGGCCGACTACGACACGGGGGTTGTGCGGCGGGAGGACGACTTCCAGCTTGGGTTGGGCAACCTTGGCCGGCAGCGGGATGAGGGGCTCGCCGATCTGTTGCGGACCCGGGGTGAGATCGACTTGTCGTATGGGCGGCTTGGGGGCCGCCAGGCGGAGGCTGCGGCGGTGCAGGGGCTGTCGCGTGGCGGGGCGCTTGTGCAGGCTGCGCGGAAGCGGGCGGAGAACAAGAAGTTCGATCTGGTGCCTGTTGAGACGGCCGAGACGCGGACGCGGGAGGGGTATGACCGGGGGGTTGGGGAGCTGTCGAAGGAGTATTCGAGGGCGAACACGGACGCGTCGACGGGCAGGACGCGGGCGCAGCGTGAGCACGGCCAGTTCGAGCTGGACGTTGGGGAGAGCCGCTTCTTCCAGGCGGCGCAGGGTGGCTATGTGGCGCCGACGCGGCCGGCGAACGAGAGGACTGTTGGTGGGCGCACGGTGCGGGTGTTGGGCCGCAAGAAGCCGGTTGGGGAGCGGCGTTACAGGCTGCCGTCGGGGCGGGCGTTGAGCCGCCAGCAGTTCGTGAAGCGTGCGAAGAAGTGGAAGGGGATGTAGATGGCGAGGCGTAGGCCGCTTCTGCGGCGGGCGAGGGATGAGGCGCAGATCGTGTATGGCCCCCAGATCCGTGGGTTGTCAGAGCTTGCGTTGCGGGCGCGGCGGGACTACAGGCGTGGTGTGCGGGCGGCTGAGGGGTCGACGGCGGGGATCCGTCAGGCGGTTCGTGAGGCGCGGCCGACGGTGCGGCGTGCGTATGGGGAGGCGGCGGAGCGTGCGGAGACGGCGGGGGGGGATGTGCAGGCGGCCCTGTCCGGGTTGGGGGAGTCTGCGGATCCGTATCGTGCTTTGGTCGCGAGGGAGGAGGGGCAGGCGGCGACGCAGGTTGGTGAGGCGCGCGCGGGGGCGTTGTCGGATCTTGCGCAGCGTGGGGTTGATGCGCAGGCGGGGCTTGCCTACCAGCGGGACAATCTGCGCAGCCAGTTCAAGCAGGAGCGGGGTGGGATTGACCGGCAGAAGTCGGCGTTGGAGCGTGAGATCGGCTTGTTCACACGGTCGACGTTGGGGGAGTTGCGGTCGGCGCGGGCGGAGCTTGATCTGGAGAACGCGCGGTTGCAGTTGGAGGCCCGCCAGGTGGATGCCGATCTGACGGGGCGGGATCCGGCGACGGGGCGTAGGACTGCGGATGAGCGTGATCGGGTGCGTGACGACAGGTTGGCGCGTCGGAAGGAGCGTCGTGAGCGGCGTGAGGGGCGCGGTGGTGGTGGGCCGTCGCGCGGTGCGGTCTCGCATCATCAGGGGATGGTGGAGGAGATGCAGGAGGTGCGGCAGATCATCTCCCGGCAGCGCGATATGGGCGAGCCGTTCGACGCGATCTACACGTTGTTGACGGACCCGACTTCGTTCAAGAACGACGATGGCGACGCGGTGGAGAACCCCGAGGGCGGGCACGACCAGATCGTTGCGCGGGCGATGATCCAGGTGGCGCGTGACGGGCGGGTTTCGCGGGAGAATCTGCGGGCTCTGCGGGAGCGGGGGCTGCTGTTGAAGCGGACGCCGAAGCGGTGGAAGCGCGGGAAGCGGGAGGAGCAGTCGCGTCTGCCGACGACGGGCTCTCCGGGGAACCCGTTCGGGTTGAACTCGCCGTTGATCGGCTAGGCCGTGGCGGTCTTCGACCCTCCCGAGAGCGATCTGCTCGGGGCGTGGCTGCGCCGCAAGCGTCGCGATGTGCGGCGTGCGCGTGGCGCGTTGCGGCGGGCGGCGCGCGAGGCGCAGGAGCGCGAGGCGCGCCCGCGTAGGCAGGCGGCCCCACGGCGGCGCGCGCCGTTCGATGCGGGCGAGTCGGATCTGTTGTCGTCGGGGGCGCTGGCGGACGCGATCCGCCGGTCCGAGAGGGCGCAGCGGCGGTTGCGGCGGTCGCTGCCGGGCACGTTGGAGGCCGATCCGCGGTTGCCGCCGCCGGAGCCCCACCAGGCGTTCGGGCCGTTGGAGTCGGGCCGCGAGCCGATCATGGAGTTGTTGAAGGGGGCGGATCCGTCGCGGGTCGCGCCGTGGTCGGGTACGGGCCGGCTGTCGGCCGCGTCGCCGGTGTTGCCGGAGGGGCATCTGGCCGAGCTGCGGTTCGAGGAGGCGTTGCGAAGCCAGGGGTCGGGGCCGTCTGGTGTGTTGGCGCCGTTGGCGGCGGTGGCGGATAGCTCGTTCGTGAACAAGGCGTTGCAGGAGATCGGTGGTGCGGGCATCGCGGCGACCGCCCCGGCGCTGTCCGCGTTCGTCGACCAGACGGACGAGGGCAAGGAGCTGTTGCGCAACGCGGCGCGGGACGCGCAGGAGCTGCCGGCGAACGTGGTGCCGTCGACCTACTACACCGGCAAGGCGTTGGTCGACGCGGCGCAGGGCGACACGGAGGGGGTCGAGCAGATCGCGTCGGACTTCGTGAACACGTCGCCGCTCGCCTTGTTGGCGCAGGGGCGGGTGCGTGAGGCGGGGGAGCAGGCGTATGAGCACCCGTTGCTGACGGGGCTGGAGGTTGGCGGGGTTGGGTCTGGGTTGTCCTATCTGGGGGCGCGGGCGGCGGGGGTGTCGCGGCGCAGGTTGCCGGATCGGCGGGTGCCGGGCACGAACATCGTGGATCGTCGGTATGGGCCGGCGGGGCTGTTCGGGGTGTGGAACCAGCGGCGCCATGATGCGGCGGCGAGGGAGCGCTATGACGATCTGGCGGCGCAGGCGGAGCGTCGGGAGGCTGCGGGGGATCGTGAGGGGGCGGCGTTGAAGCGGCGGGAGGCGGCTAGGGCGCACCCGGATCGGGTGCCTGAGCGGGTTGTGCAGCGGCAGGTGGACACGTTGCATCAGGGGCGCCATCAGTCGGTGCGCCGGCCGCATAACGCGGCGCGGCGGCGGGAGGTGCGGCGGATCTACAAGTCGGTGCCGCGCAGGCAGGCGCCGCTGGTTGGGCTGGTCGCGCGCGGCGTCGTGGACGCGGACGCTGGGGATATCCGCGCCTACCTTGGCGAGATCCGGGCGGAGCGGGCGGGCCTTGAGTCGCGGGCGCAGCGCCAGGCGAACAGGCGGTTGGAGCGCGACATCGCGGCGGCGACGCGTGACGGTGTTAGCGAGGGGGCGCTTGGCGATGCGGCGCGGGCCTACGCGACGTTGCGGCGCGGCCAGGACGACGACCTCGTGTTGGGCAGGGACGGCATCGGCGGCGGGATGCTCGACCAGTATGAGGCGCGGATGGCGCGGCTGATCCCGTATGCGGCCCGCCGGATCGGGGTGGAGCGCATCGACGGTGTGGGGATCGTCCGCCGGTCGGATGGCGACGCGGCGAGGGCTGCGGTGGCGGAGCTTCGTGAGGCGCAGCGGGAGCAGGGGCGGTCTGGTCCGACGCCGGAGAACCGGGCGCGGGTGACGGATGCGCAGCGGGCGGTGTCGGCCCATGTGCTGCGGCCCGAGGAGATCGAGGCCCATGCGCGGCACGCGGACCGTGACCCGGACGCGTTCGCGTTCATCTCCCAGGCGCCGCGCGGGCTGGGCGACAGGGCGCACAACGTGACGGCGTACAGCGCCCCCGGTGTTTCGCGGCGGTCGCTGACGGGCCGTGCGACGACCGGCGGGCTGATCGACGCGCACCCGGAGCGGATGGTCGACCAGGCGGTGAAGGCGCAGGGGCTTGTCGATGCCCGTAACACTTGGGCGCGGGCGGTCGCCACGTTCTTCTTGCGTGACCGTGACGGGGAGATCGAGCGGTTCGAGGGGACGCCGGAGCAGGCGCGCAAGAAGGCTGAGGAGATGGTGTTGGACGAGGACGGCAATCCGATCCCTGCGGCGCACCCGATGCGGGCGGTGAGGTTGAACCCGTGGATGGGCCGGGAGGGGCAGCTTGCCCGCACGTTGGAGGAGGCCGACCGGGAGGGGTTCGTCGGCGACGATGTGCGTGGGGGCGTGACGCCGGTGCAGGAGGCGATCGAGGCGGCGTTGAAGGGCGAGGGGGATGGGGAGTGGGGGTTCGTGCCGGAGGTCGTGGCGGAGCGGATAGCCGAGCATTCGCGGGTCGCGCAGTCGGGTAGCCCGCTGATGCGCGCGGTCGGGCAGGCGTTTCGGCGGACGGTGCTGCCGTTGTCGCCGGCGTGGCTGACGGGCAACACGGTCGAGGCGGCCTTGCGGTCGCTGTTCGAGCAGGCGGGGCCGCGGTCGTGGCTGGACTACCGGCGGGTGTATGTCGAGATGGCGCTGGACGAGGACGGTGCGGGGACGGTCCGGCGGGCGTTGAGGCGGCTGCCGGACCCGAAGCCGGGGTCGCCGGCGGAGTCGCTGCTGCACATGACGCCGGACGGCCACTACGGCGGCGGGATGGACACGATGATCCGCACGACGGCGGGCCAGTTCACGAACACGCGGCTAGAGCCGCTGGTGAACGCGTGGTTGCGGCTGTCGAACGCGGGGAAGGCCGGCCGGGCGGCGGGGAGGGTGCCGCGCGCCTACAGCGCCTATTCGGATTGGGTGATGGGGACGCTTGCGCGGGGGATCGAGGGGCAGGCGACCAGGGCGATGGCGGGCCGGTACATGCGCCGCCACCTGATGTCGAAGAAGGACCGTTTGAACGCGGAGACGGCGATCTCGCAGGCGGTGCGGGGGATGAAGGAGACGCCGGAGCAGATCGCGATGGGCGAGTGGGTGCGCAAGGTGTACGGCCAGTACGAGTCGTTTTCGCCGGCGATGCGGCGGCTGACGCAGAACTACACGCCGTTCGTGGCGTGGGGGTTGAACGCGATCAGGTTCCTGTACTGGCACATGCCGAAGGACCATCCGGTGTTGACGGGCCTGTTGGCGTCCCAGCAGCGGATCGCGGAGGAGTTTCTGGAGGATGAGGGGCTGTCGTATTGGGCGGAGAACGCTTTGCCGCCGTGGTTGCAGGGGTCGGTGCCGCTTCCGGGCGGCGGCCATCTGCGGTTGATGCGCTACACGCCGTTCGGGTTCGCGGCGGACCCTGCGGGGTGGGTTGCGGGGGTGGTGTTGCCGCAGTACCAGGGGTTCCTGATGACCCAGCACGGGTTGGACTGGAAGGGCGCCCAGTTGCGCGACAAGGATGGGGAGCCGATCGACGATCCGTACAAGCTGGGGTTGATCGGGGTGCGCGAGACGCTGTACGCGTTGGTGCCCGGTATCGCGCTCGGGACGCGGCTTGCGGAGGATGGGCCGTCGACGTTGAATCCGTTCCGGCCGGTCGAGCCGCCGCCCGGCTCGTCGACATCGACTTCAGGCGCGCGGCCCAGCGCGTCCGATATTGCCCGCCAGTCTCAGTCTCGGCGCACGAGCGGTCGCCCGTCGGCGTCGGAGATCGCCCGCCAGTCTCCCCGCTAGCCAGCTAGACGAACAGCTCGTACGGCGAGGGGATGCCGATGCCGTGCCAGAACCAGAGCCAGAACAGGACGATGAGGACGATCGGCCCCCAGATCCACACGCCGGTGCCGTCGTCGCCCGCGAGCCAGTTGATGATGCGGTCGCGGCGGGGGATGTCAACAGGCTTCCTCACGGTCGTACGACGGTAGCAGCGGCGCGGCGGCTGTCAACAGACTGTCCACGCGCTACCCACTGACGTGCCCACAGGCAGAAGCCGCGTCAGGCGCGTTGTGCGGGCTCCTGACGGCCGTTGTCCACAGGCCCTACTACTTCTACCGATTCCGTTGTTTCAGTAGGTAGCGGCCGTCTGGGGTGGCTGGGAGGATCAGGCCTGTGGCTAGGCGGCGCGTGCTCTACGTTGGCGATTCGCTCGGGGTGGGCACTTCGCCTTACCTGGCGCGGCGCAGAGGGTTGCGGGTCGGGGCGGACGTTCGCGGTGGGCGGCCGTCGTCTGAGGGGCTGTCGGTGCTGTCGCAGAAGTTGCGGCCGAGGCATGACGCGGTGGTGTTCGACCTTGGGACGAACGATCCTGATGCTGGGGCGTTGCGGCGGTCGGTGCGGCGTGCGGACCGGGTGACTGGTGGCCGGGATCTGCTGTTGGCGACGGTGAACGGGCCGCAGGCTGGCCGGAAGAACAGGTTTCTGCGGCGCTATGCGCGGCGGAACGACGATGTGGAGCTGGTGCCGTGGGCTCGGCGTGGGCAGGTGGGCCCGGATGGGATCCATGCTGGGCCGGAGGGGTATCGGCAGCGGGCGGGGATGTTGGCGCGGGCGTTGCGGGGCGGCGGGGCGTCTGCAGGCGTCTCGGCGTCTGCTGCCGCGAACCGGATGGGGCTTGCTCCTGACGTTGCGCGGGCGGTCAATCGGCATGGGGGTCGGCCGAAGTTCGACCGTTGGGCGCAGGGGACGTATGGGATCACGGGCCGCCAGTTGCTGGCGCGGCTGACGGCTGGTGAGAATGCGGGCCGGATGGGCGGGGATCCGTCGTCGGCGGGGGCGCGTAGCGCGTTCCAGTTCATCCCGTCGACCAGGGAGGATTTCGTTTCGCGGTTCGGGCTCGACCCGTGGAAGAACGCGGACGAGTCGGCACGGTCGGCGATCATCCATCTGATGGGGCGGGGCGGCGCCTATGGGGGCGGGTTGGCGGGCTACAACCCTGGGGGCGGGCAGGCGTATGTCGATTACATCTTGGGGCAGCGCGTGGCGGGTTTCCGCGACCAGGGGGTTGGTGTTCGCGGTGGGGGTGGCGGGTCGGGACGTGGCGGGGGGCGTGGCGCGTCGGTGGTGCCGGCGTCGGTGTCGCGTGAGCAGGTGGTGCCGGGTGGTGCGGGGTTGGCGGGGCTGATCTCGGCGTTGGCGGAGGAGCCGCCGCAGGCGCCGTCTGGGGGTGGGCCTACGCGCCCGGAGTTCGCCGCGGGACCGGTGGCGCCGGAGGGGTACCGGCCTGTCCCTGCCGGGGCGCCGCGGGAGCAGGGCCGGGATGTTGACGAGTTGATGGCGTTGGTGTCGTCGCTGGAGGGGCCGCGGGTCGCACGGTCGACGGTGACGCCGGGGCGGGTGGTTGGTGGGGGCCGCCGTGGTCGGGTTGGGCGGGACGGGAAGGGCGGCGGTGGTCTTGGCGGCGTGGAGATCGTGCCGGATGGGTGGAAGGGCACGAAGCTCGCGATCGAGCCGGCGCGGCGGATCGCCGCAGGGCTTGGGATCGGGGTGTCGTCGGAGAAGCGGCCGACGGAGCGGACGGCGTCGGGGAACGTGTCCGACCACTTCGAGGGGAACACGTCGGCGTATGCGTTGGATCTGGACACGCCGGGCGACGATTCGCGGGAGGGCCATCGGCTGGCCCGCCGGATCGCGAAGGCGTACGGGGTGCGGTACCGGGCGAACAGCTACAGCTCGGGCGGCGAGTTCACGGCCGACGGGCGCCGCTACCGGATTCAAATTCTCTACGGCTCAGGGGTGGACCACGGGGATCACGTGCATGTAGGCGTGGCGAGGCTCTGATGGCGATTTGCGGGATTGGGCGGCTGTGAGCGTGGATGCGACGTCGGTTCGCCTCGACAGTCTTGAGCGGCGGATGTACGACGCGGAGCGCGACAAGGCTTCCCGCCGCGACCTCGACAATCTGCACGAGGACGTGAAGGAGTTGGCGGCCGAGGTGCGTTCTTTGCGCCGGGCGATCGTGGCGGCGGCTTTGGCGGTTGCGGGGTCGGCGATGGCGTTTGCGTTCACGATGATGCAGGTGACGGCGTGAGGGAGCGTCTGCGGCGCAGGCTTGCTGTTCGGGGTGCGGCTGCGGTGGCGGTTGTCGCTGCGCTGGTTGTGTTGGGGACGGTGGGGCTGGTTTTGGGGGCGGTGTCTGTGCGTCAGCATGACGTGGAGCGGTTGGCCGGCCAGATCCAGGAGTCGCGTCACGATTCGTTGTTGCGGTCGTGTCGTGCGGCGCGCCGTCAGAACAGGACGATCGTGCGGTTCGTGGTGAGGGTCGCTCCGTCCCTGCGCGAGGCGGTGCGTGAGGAGTTCCCTACGGGTCGGGACTGTCCGGCGTTCGCGGAGCGCCGCACGGCGCTGCCCTAGAGCTGTCTGTCGGCCGTCAGGGGTAGCGTCGCCGGGCATGGCGACCTTGCGAGAGAGACTGGCGGCGCGGCGTGCGGAGCGTGAGCGTCAGCGGCGTCGCCGCGATGAGTTCTTGGCGCGGATGCGTCGCAACCGGAAGGCGTATCGGACGCTGCGTACGCGGGCGAAGCGTTCGGCGCGGCTGGTGCGCAGGTTGCGCCGTCGGATCATGGGCGCCCAGGTGCCCGGTGTTGTCGATGGCGGCTGGCATCCCCACGCGACGCGCATCCAGGTCCAGGGCGGGATCGGCGCGTTCCTGAACGTGCCGGCGAAGCTCGTGTGGCACACGACGGAGGGGTTCGGGCTGCCGGCCTACTCGGGGTCGCATCCGCACTTCACGTTGGACCCGGCGTCGGGGAAGCTCTGGCAGCACATCCCGGTCACGTCCGGGGCGATGACGCTCAAAAACGCTTCGGGGGGCGTGGAGACGAATCGCGCCCACGCGATCCAGGTCGAGCTGATCGGCTTCGCCGGGGAGACGCCCGACTGGCCGGCGTCCGACTACCGCGAGGTTGCGGAACTGGCCCGGTGGATCGAGAAGCACACGGCCGTCAAGCGCCGGTGCTCGGTCAGGTTCGAGGCGCGCCACCACTCGCTGTCTGGCCAGGAGTGGCTGGACTACTCGGGTCACATCGGCCACCAACACGTACCCGAGAACGACCATTGGGACCCGGGGCAGTTCCGAATAGGAGAGGTGATCTAGATGGACGGGAAGCAGAAGACGGTTGGTGTGAGCCCGAAGGTGCCGGTCCAGGCGGTCGTGACGGTGATCGCGTTCTGCCTGACCTACTTCGGGGTTGAGTTGTCGCCGGAGGCGGCGGGGGGGATCTCGGCGGTGCTCGGCATCGTGGGCGGCGTGTTGGCGTCGCCGGGGACGGTGAAGGCGGCATGAGCATCGAGCGTGCGGTCGCGCTGGTGATCCTTGTCGTGCTCGCCGTCTACGTGGTCGACAGGCTGGCGTGACGCTGCCGCGGATCATGGTGGTTGGGGTGCTGGTGACGGCGGCGGTGTTCGTCGCGGTGGTCTTGGGCGCCTATCTCGCGTCGCCGTAGCCGTGCCGCTGTCCAGGTACGACCGGCTGTACGGCGGGAAGCCGGGCGGTGCGGCGAAGGCGTTTGCGGCGATGCGGGGGACGTATGGGGAGCGGAAGGGCCGCCAGGTGTTCTTCTCCGTTGCGGCTCAGCGGAAGCGGGAGGTTGAGGGGAAGGGCGGGTTGGTGCGCGCGGTCCGTTCCCGCGGGTAGCGGCCTTCTGCTGCTTGACTTCTGTCATACGGTTGCGCTACGGTGGCCGCATGAGTCAGCAGCAGGCGACACAGTTGCTCACGACGCGACAGGTGGCGGAGTGGCTTGGGGTTCATGACGAGACGGTGCGGCGGTGGGTGAAGGCTGGGGTGCTGCGGTCTGTGCGGCTTGGCGGTGCGGTGCGGTTCGAGCGGTCGGAAGTGGACCGCATGATCGAGGAGGCGAAGGGCGATGCCTGACGAGCCGACTGTGCAGGACGTGCCCGCAGAGGCCCCTGGGAGCCCGCCTGACGCCACGGACGGGGTTGGGGCGGCTGACGCTACCCCTGGCCCGTCTGGGGCGGTAGAGGGGCCGCAGACGCTCGCTGGCGGGCGGTTCCCGGTGGAGGCGCTGCGGGACGGCGCGCGCGAGTTGCGGCGGCCGTTCACGGCGTACGCGGTGAAGTTCAAGGTACAGGCGACGTGGCCGCAGGGATCCCCTGCGACGGCGTTGGTGGTGCCGTACATCGACGCGCGGCTGGTGTCGGAGCGGCTGAATCTCGTGCTGCCGCATCTGTGGCACGACCCGGAGTACGTGTCGGGCCAGGACGGGACGCTCGTGTGCAGGCTGACCGTGGACGGGACCACCCGTCAGGACGTGGGGTCGGGCTACAAGGGCAAGGGCCTCTACTCGGACGCGTTCAAGCGGGCGGCGGTGAAGTTCGGGGTTGGGGTGTCGCTGTACGCGGTCCCGAAGATCGTGTTGGAGAAGAAGAATGGTGGGGTCAAGGAGACGGCGGCGGGCGGGAAGAAGACGTTGAAGTTGACCGACCAGGGTGACCGCGAGTGCCGTGAGCTGTACCAGCGGTGGCTTGATGCGCATGGTGCGCAGGCGTTCGGGCCGCCGCTCGACCATGGGGACGTTGAGGGTGCGGCTGGGGATGTTGAGGCGGAGGCCGAGCCGGTGGCCCAGCAGCGGCCGGCGGAGCCCGCCCCGGCGGCGTTGGATGACGAGGAGGCGTTGCGGCTGGTGGACGAGATCCGGTCGAAGTACGACCGGTTGCGCGAGGCGGACCGTGAGGTGTTGCCGCCGGCGCAGTTCAACTCGTGGATGCAGCAGTCGCAGCATTCGCACCAGTTGCTGGTGCGGTTCTCGAAGCATCTGGACCAGTTGGTCGAGGAGGCGTCCGATGGCTCCTGACCGGATCAACGTGCTGCCGTACGGTGTCGTGGAGGGCGACGGCGCGGAGGGCGCCTACGTCCGCGCCGACATCGCCGTCGCGGCGTGGAAGGCGCTTGCGCGGTTCGGCCGCCACACACCTGAGTGTCCCGCCCCGGTCGGGCTCGGCTGCGACTGTGGGTGGGCGGAGCTGCGTGCGAGGCTTAGAACTTCACCCGACGACCCCGCCCCACCTGACCCTCCCGGGGCGGGGGTAACAAGCGGCCGTCCTTCGGGCGGTGCGGCGGAATCCATCCCTCCGGCGCCGGGTGACCTAGCTGGCCGGGTCCGTGGCAGGGCCGACTTCCCCTTGGGCCTCGCGGACCCGGCCGAACACGTTGACCTTGACGATGTGCGCCACGACCTGTTGTGCCTGTTGGGCTCCTACGAGCAGCCGGGCCAGGACCCGCCCGAGGTCGACCAGTTGTACGGGCAGATGCTCCCGACGCCGCGGTGGGCGGTGCAGGAGGCTCTGGACGCGCTGGTCGAGGACGGTGAGGTCGACACGTGGAAGATCCATAGGCGGCCCGTGCCGGCGGCGCGTTGGTACCGCCTCGTGGAGGTGGCGTGATGGTGCCGTGGATCGTGATCGTCGCCGGGCTGGGGGTGCTCGCGGCGCTTGGTGTGTGGTGCCTGTTCGAGATGGCGCAGCACGCGGACCGCTCGGACATGGACGCCCGTCGGCGTGAACGTGCCCGCGAGGACGCGGCGATCCCGCTGCATTCGGAGAGGCCGCGGCATGGGTGACGCGCTGCTGATCGTGGGGTGGCTGTTGCTGTTGGGGCGGCTGTGGTGGGTTGAGGTCGGGAGGCACCTTGCCGGCTCGTAGGCTTCCTGTGGGCCGTCTGGTCGCTGACGTTGATCGTGCGCGTGCGCGGCAGGCGCGGCTTGCTGCTAGGGCGGCGCGGCAGGAGGCGGCGGCCAGGTTGGCGGTCCGGCCGGCGGGTGCGGTGCGGGTGCGTCGTGCCGGCGACTGACCCGCGCAAGCTGGCGCCCGTCGAGCCGGTCGACCTTCCGGCCCGGCTGTCGCAAACGCTGCTGCGCCACTTCGACCGTTGCGCCCGTTCCGGCTACCTGTACATGAAGCATGGGGGCGGGGTGCCGTCCCCGGCGATGGCCAGGGGGACGGCGTTCCACCTGTTCGCCGAGCGCGCTACCCGGCTGCTGGTCGAGGAGAGCGAGCCGAGGTTGCCGTATGACGTTGGGCGCGGGTTGATGGTCGAGGTGTTCGGCGAGGTCGACGTGCCCGTCGCCGAGCACGACCGTTTGCGGCAGATGGCCTACCACTGGTGTGAGGGGTTCGCGATCGACCCGGACAAGGTGGTCGCGGTCGAGCAGAAGATGGTCCTCGACATCGGCGGTTGGACCGTGTCGGGGAAGGTCGACTACGCGGAGCTTGCGGACGGGTTGTGCGCGGTGCGGGACTACAAGACGACGTTCAACCTGCCGGCCGTCGGGGACGTGGCGGTCGACGTTGGCGACGGCCGTCTGGCGCCGAGGGCGTTCCAACTGGTGCTGTATGTGCTGCTGCTGGCCTTCGGCCGGCCGGTGCGCGACGGTGGCGAGGTCGACCCGTTCCCGTTGGCCGGTGCGGCTGAGGCGTTTGACGCGTCCGAGGTGTACCCCGCCTACCTGCACGACGACGGGTTGCCGATGCGCGGCGGGGTGGTCGTGAAGGCGGAGCTTGCCGACCACCTTGCGTCGGTGGAGGCGCTGGTCGCCCGGTTCGCCCGTGCGGCCGGGGCGTGGGAGTTCTCGGCGATGGACGGGCCGCACTGCGTGGAGTGCCCGGCCAGGCGCGAGTGTCCGCTGCCGGAGCATCTGCGCGACTTCCGTGGCCGGATCAACACGCCGGACGAGCTGTCGGAGGCCGCCCGCCTGCACTTCAAGCGCAAGGACGAGTTGGCGGCGGATTGGCGGGAGATCCGGGCGACCGCGGGGGTGTTGGCGCCGGTGCCTTTGGGCGACGGGTTCGAGCTTGCGTTCGTGTCGGAGGAGAAGCGGACGGTGGACCGTGATGGGATGGCGGCTGCGGCGGTCGAGGCGGCCGCCTACGGCACGCCGTTCGACCCGGACGACTTCGTGAAGGTCACGACCTCGACGCCGTTGAAGCGGAGGCGGAGCGAGTGAGCTGGCGGCGCCGCACGCGAGCTGAGCGGGAGGCCGCGGACGCGTTCCACGCTGCGGGCCGCGCCCGGAACCGTGGGCGGTGCGTGAAGTGCGGGAAGCGCGCTGGCCGGTGGGCGCACCACGCCCCCGAACGACAGTGGCTACGCCGCCATGGGGTGCCGGAGTGGGACGCGGCGATCGCGGTTCCGGTGACGGACGACTGCCACGATCGTCACACGACGAAGGTGGCGCCGATCACGCGCGGCGAGCTTGAGCGCGCCGGGATCTGGCGGACGCTCGTGGAGTGGGCGATGCGGCAGGATGAGGCGTTGTTCCCTGGCCGCCAGCCGGTGTTGTCGAGGTTGGAGCGCGAGTACCCGGAGGTGCGACGGTGATGCTGGCCAGGCGCCATGTCAAGACGTGCGAGTCCTGCGGGTCCGAGTTCCGGTCGTCGAAGTCCCATGCCCGGTTCTGTCCGCCGCCGGCGAGGTGCAGGCAGCGGGCGGATGAGGCGGCCAAGCGTGTGTGCTGCGATCGGTGTGGGGGGCTGCTGGCGGCCGGGTCGAACTACCGGGGCAACGAGCGGTGCTGGCAGTGTCGGTCGCTCGACCGGGCTGAGCGTGCGGTGTTGATGATGCGCCTCCGTCGGGACGAGCGGTTGAGCAACGCGGAGGTCGCGGAGCGGGTCGGTCTGGCCGCCAATTCCGTTGAGGCCGAGTTCTCTCGGCTGCGGGCGGTCGGGTTCGATGTGCCGGGCGATCCGCATCGGTGTACGCCCCGGGTGGGTGGCGCCGCCTATGTCACGCGCGAGCACGAGGTGCTGTTGCGTTCGCTGGCCCGTTTGGGCGTGTACCCGGACACCTCGAAGGGGGTGTCCGATGGCTCCTGATCCGGCGGTGGGCGATAGCCGGGTCGTGCTGGTGGCGTTGAGCTATCGGGAGGCGGCGGAGGTTGAGTCGACGCTTGCCCAGCTCTTGGCTGCGCCCCGCCGCGAGCCGGGTGACCTGTACTTGCGGGGTGCGTGTAAGAAGCTGGCGAAGGGCATCCGGCGGAGCTACCAGGACACCTTGAAGGGAGACGGCTGAATGGCGGGCGAGGAACATCGGCTCGATTCGGTCGTGACGAGCTTCATAGACCCCGGCTACTACGCGGATTGCTCGTGTGGTTGGAAGTCCGAGGGGTGCGGGTCGCTGGCTGAGGCGGCGTCGGCGCATCGGGAACACGAGCGCGAGTCGGCTGTCTCGAAGGGAGACGGCTAGATGGGCGACGAGCTGTTGCGTGTCTACGCGCCCGGCGAGGCCGGCCCGGACGGCTACCCGCTGGCGTGGCACGAGTCGATCAAGCACCATGTCCGCGAGCAGGCGGGCCATCGGTGCGTCCGTTGCGGCCACCCGTATGAGTGCGGGGTGTCGCCGGGCGAGTGGTCGCCGTGCGACGAGCGGTGCGAGCACGGCGGCCCTGTGCGATGGCGCGAGGACGGCGGCGACTGGCTCGGTCCTGGCGATCCGTTCGAGAGCGCCGCCGTCGGTGTGGAGATGTGGGATCACGTCGAGGCGCGCTGGCGCGTCCTGACGGTCCACCACCTCGACTACGACAAGCTCAACTGCCGGTGGTTCAACCTCGCGGCGCTATGCCAGCGATGCCACCTGACGATCCAGGGCAAGGTCGTGATGGACCGCCGCTGGGCGCACGAGCACTCGGCCTGGTTCAGGCCCTACGTCGCGGGCTACTACGCATCCGTCTATCTCGGTGAGGAGTTGTCTCGTGGGGAGGCGGTTGCCCGTCAGGATGAGCTTCTGGCGTTGGAGCACCGTCAGCTTGATCTCGCGTCGGCTGTCTCTGGGGGAGCGGGCCGGTGATCGGCCGGGTGTATTCGTGGCGTGGCGCCCGGTGGCGGGTGGTCTGTCGCGGCGTCCCGTTCGACAGGGGGCCGCGGCGGAACGTGCTGGTCGAGCGTCACAACGCGCGGTGTTCGGTCGGGGGGCAGGCGTCGTGAGCCGTTTCGAGACGAAGGACTGCCGGTGGCATGTGCGCGACTCCGCGAGCGCCCTGTTGCCCCCCGTGACGGTGGGGATCGTCACGGAGCGGGGGAACGTGATGCTGCACGACCACTTCACGGCGGGTGAGGCGCGGGAGCTTGCGCTTGGGTTGCTCGCGGCGGCGGAGCGGGCTGAGTCTGGGGGTGGCTCGTGAGCGGCCGGGGGGTCATCTCGGATGTACGGGCGCGAGAGATCGCGCGGCGGTTGGGTGCCGCCGGCATCGGCCGGCCGAACTGCACGAACGACGAGATCCTTGCGCTCGGTGCTGACGGGTCTATCGGCGCGAGGCTGTACAAGGCCGCGAAGTTCGGCCTGCCGCCCGAGCGTATCCACGACTGGGTCTCGCGCGGCTTGCGCGATCTGCTTGCCTATGTCGCCCATCATGGTGTTCGGGGGCCGCAGGACGGATGGCCGGGAGGGGGATCGTGAGCGAGATCCGCATATCGCTGACGAAGGCTGAGGCGGTCGCTCTCGGCTATATGCATGCGGAGTTCCGCCGCAAGGATTTCGACCGGCCGGAGTTCGCTGGCCCGTCGCTCGACTGGCCGAGCGGCTGCATCAAGTCGCAGGCCCGGTTGTCGGGTGAGGCGAAGGTGTTGGGGGCCATCGCGGATGCCTTCCGCGAGGTCGAGCGGTCTGCTGGTGAGAGCGAGGACTGGGCGTGAGCGACCGTCCTCTTGAGGCCCGTGTGGCTGACGCCCGACGGTACGGAGAGCGGGCTGGGTTCAGTGACGAGATCATCGAGCGGGCGCTGAATGGCTACGGGTGGGATGGCCCTTCGGTCATCAGGGCGATAGCGGCGGGTGCGGTGGTCCCTGTAGAGGACGGAGAGGGGAGCTGACGTGCGCTACGTCGTCGTATTCGGAGTGGGGTTCCTTGCCGGGCTGTTGGCATGGGACCGGTTGCTGTACGAGCCGGCGGGGTCCTATGGGTGGACGACGATCCGGGAGGGCGGTGAGGCCGATGGTTGAGAAGGACGTGAGACGGTGGGAGCTTCTGTCGGTCTATGGCCCGACGGACGGTGAGGCGACGGTGGTCGGGCCGACCGTGTTGCCGCCGGAGCCGGTCGAGGTCTTCTCGGGATCCGATCTCCATGACCGTCTAGACGAGCTGGAGGCGGAGATCGGTGGGGGGCTCTCGTCGACCCCGGTTGGGGCGGTGGGCGCCGCGTTCGCCACGATCAGCCGGGTCCGTGCCCTTCTTCCCGAGAGGAGCGACCGATGAAGTTCGCGGGTGTCTTGAACCTGGGCGTCCTAGACGAGCGGCTGCCGAAGCCCGAGGCGACTGCGTTCATGCACGGCAAGTGGGCCGGCACCGTGTGGGGGCTGCTGACCCACTTCCCTGAGAGCGAGGTGCGAGAGAACGTGAATCCCGACTGGATGAACGACGTGCTCTCCGAGGTTGTGCTGCGGATGGGCGAGGCGACGAACCGCGAGGTGCGTACCGAGCCGTCTGTCGTTTTCAAGGACTGGCTCGACGTGGTGTATGAGCCGTGCGATCCGGTGCCCGAGTGGCTTGAGGCCAGGGCCGGGAGGTTCCGGTGATTTGGAGCGGCGCCGTTGGCGGCTCGGCCTGGTTGCTAACCGGGCTGCGTGGGTTCGAGCCCCACCCGCTCCGCCTTTTTCCCGAGAGGGGCGAGCGGGATGGCTGAGGGCCTGCTGTTCGTCGCGCTGTTCGTCGTGCTGGCCGCAAAGGGGATTGTGCTCGCGGGGCTCGTGCGGGCGGCGGTTGCGTACCACTTCGACGAGAGGGGGCGGGATGGCTGAGCCGAGACGGTGGAGGCTGGACGGCGTTCTGCGCCGCGGGTACGGCCACGCGAGTACCGAGGAGCTTCTGGTCGATGGCCCGATGGTCTACGAGCCGACTCCGGTGGTCGCTGTCGAGGACGTGCGGGCGGCGATAGGGCAGATGCGCGCGGTCGCTAATGCGGCCGGCAACGCTTCTCGTGTGCGGATGCTCGACGAGCTGGCCGTTCGGCTGGGTTTACGTGACGAGGACGGGAGCGGACGGTGAACGAGATGCAGCGGCTCTACGAGCTGACCGTCCGGGGCTTCCACCCCTACGCACCAGCGCCTCCGCCGTCAATCCCTTGGTGGGCGCTCCACTTTCCGATCCGGGGCGACACGAAGCCGCCTGTCTGCCCTACGTGCGGGTGTCGTCGTGACTGATATACACAGTGGCGCTGGCGGGGTCGGTCTCGGTGACGGTCTTCCGCAAAAGTCCAGTCAGTCTGGTCGGTGTCCCCGCCAGCACCCTCGCCGGAGTTTCGACGTGTCTGGGCGGCTAGACGAGATGGTCAAGCGGGCGGCGCGAGAGTTGCGGGGGCTGTATCCGCCGGAGGGTTCGTCGCGGCCGGTGCCTAGGCTCGCGGCGGAGCGCATGTTGGAGGCTGCGGGGGTGCCTGCCCTGTTGGCCGAGCGGAACCGGTTTCGCGAGGCGCTGCAAGCCGTCCATGACGTGACGGTCGACGAGCCCGATGCGGTGGAGGCGGCGACGACGGCGAGCCATATCGCCGCGGATGCCCTTGCACAGCACACGACAACGGAAGGGAGCAACGATGGCGAGTAGGGCGGCGACGAGTGAGACGGGGCTGGACCTCTTGAACGGGGATCGGCTGCACATGGCGATCTTCCGGCGGATGGAAGCGATGCTGGAGCACCCCGACGAGCACGGCATCTATCCGACATCGGAGTTCATGGCGGGGCTCAAGGGGGACGTTCACGAGTGGGCGCGTGACCTGGCCTACCAGGCGGCAGGCGCCGGGATCGGGGTGGCGATGCGGGACAAACCCGGCTACGTGATGCCGACCGAGCGGGTCGCTGAGGCCACCGACGGCATCTTGGAGAGCTTCGGGGTGACCACTGATGAGTGAGGGTCGGTCTAGCCCTACCCCGCCCCGAGAGACGGGGGAGCGCAAGGGCCGGCTTTTCTTCGGCCGGCGCGTGCTCGTGACCACAGCGATGCAGGGCGGCAACGCGCCGCTCATTGACCGCTGCACCACGACGACGGCCGAGGGAGAGCGCTTCCGCGGCTGGTGCATCGTGCGGCCGTTCCTGCGCGACCGCTATGGGCAGCGTCCGCCGCAGACGGGGCTCGTGATCGGTCAGAGGGAGGTTTCCCGTGGAGACGAGTGACCGTCAGCGCGAGATCGAGCGGCTAACGAGAAGGGTGCTGCGACCGCCGCAGCAGTGCTGGCTATGTCGCGGTACGGGCGAGCTGCGCGGGTCTTCGCTCGATGGCCCGCGGCCGTGCGGCAACTGTGATGGGAAGGGGCGGATTGATCGTGGCTGACCGTCAGGACTCCTACGAGGGGCTGAGGCGTGGGCTTGCCCGTGCGCGGGTCGGTGAGCGCGAGCCCCTCGCCGATCTGTTGCGCGCGGCTGAGGTTGCGCTTACCGAGCTTACGGCCCGCCCGACGGATGCCGGGGGGCTGAGGCTCACGCTGGCGTTCCCGCCGGAGCACACGGCACGGCTGGTCGATGATGCCCGGTGGCTGGAGGTGTCTCCGGAGAAGGCTCGCGAGCTTGCGGGCCGGGGTTGGCGGGTGGTCGAGGTGGCGGCTGTCTCTGAGCACGAGGCTGCTCTAGGGGACTTGGAGCGGGCGTGTGAGGCGCTGCGGCTCATCTCGTATGGCGAGGTGCCCGACGTGGAGTTCGCGGACGACGACGATTTGGTGGCTGCCTATGCGCAGGAGGTGTTGGCCTCCCTCGATGCTGGGGAGCCCGGGGAGCCCAGCTTGGCGGCCCAGGCGCGCATCGCCACGGAGGAGATGTGCGGGGAGCCCGACCCGAACTCCAAATCTGTTCCAAACCCGTCCAAGGGTTTGGAGTCGGGGGGCGACCAAGAGACTGCTGGCGGCGATGGCCCTGTCGCTGCTAACCCGACCGAGGCCGAGCGCGTCGAGGGGTCTAACCAGCCTCGTCAAGCTGACGCGCCGCCGCCGGCAGATACCGAGCGTCGTGGCGACGGGCTGTTCCGCGTGTTCCGCGCCCCCGAGGGAGAGCGGCCCGAGCGGGTCGAGCACGACAACGGCTGCGAGTTCAAGCTGTGGTTCGGCTCCGAGTCATGGCCGGGTGTCGGCTGGGCCGTCCCGACCGGGATGCCGGGCGAGGTCAACCTGATCGTGCCGATCGAGGGCAAGACGCCACCGCTTTGCCAGCCGCCGTGGCCGGGCATTCGCGAGCCGCACGTCGCGGTGATAGTCCACCGTGAGGCGCTGCTCGCCGCCCTTGGCGCGCCCGTCCCTGACCGCGAGGGTTTGGACGACAAGTCTGCTGGCCGGGGAGCTGCGGCGGCCGTTCCGTCCGAGGGTTCGGGCGACGGCGGCGTTGGTGCGGGCACGGACGCGCCCCGGCCGGCAGATGATGAGCCGTGGGCGGCGTGGGAGCGCATCACGTCGGTCCCGTTCGCGGCGGATCGGGCGGCCGAGTTGGCGGGGGATATCGGGGCGGTGGTGGTCAGGCTCGATCGGTTGCGTGGGCGGGCGGCTGTGCTGGCTTGTGATCTCCGCACAATCGAGAGGAGCACCGATGAGCAGCCGTAGAGGCGAGATCAATGGCTGGACGTGCGACTACTGCGGCCAGACGACCTACTGCGTACACGTCGATGACGGCGTGACGCCGATGTTCCTTGCCTGCCGGGCTGAGGGCGTCGAGCCCAACGAGGCGAAGTGCAAGGGCATGGGCCGATCGTTGATGTACCCGCCGGCTCCGCCGCCGCCGCATGTGCTGGCTGCGGTGCGGTGGGAGTGGTACGAGCCTGACCGCTTCGAGCGTGCCCGCCTTGACCCGATCTCGGGCGAGTTGGAGCACGTCGAGAAGGGCGGGCTGCTTCTGCGGTCGTTGACAGATGCTGGCCGCGAGTTGATTGGAGGCACCGATGGACGGTGAGCTGACGACAGACGAGCGGGCCGGGCTGGTCGAGCGGCTGCGGAGACAGGCCGACTTGCAACTCCCTTACTCGGGCTGTGGGCCATTGCTGGACGAGGCTGCGAATGCCCTGGCTGCCCCTACCCTTTCCCGTGAGGGGCAGATCGAGCGGGTAGAGAGAGCCCTGGGTCTTAGTCTTGGCCCAGGCCGGTCGGTGGATGCCTGGGTGCTTGCCGAGGTGGCAGTGGATGCTCTGGCCGGGGTTCCGCAGACCGGCCGTGAGGGACTGGCGGCCGAGCTGAGCAAGGTGTTGCGTGATGCCGACGACTTGGATCGGGACGCGAATCCCCCGGATGGGTCGCCGTATTCGACGGTCGATGTTGAGGTGCGGCTGATCGAGCGGGCCATTGATGCTCTGGCTGGGGCTGCCCTCCCACCAGAGCAGAGGGGTGAGTTGCAAGCGATTCGCTCGGCGACGCGCAAGCTAGACAACCTGCTGCGGCAGAACCACTACCTGCCGACTCCGATGCGGAGTCAGGCGGTCGGGTTCCTTGACGGAATTCGGACGGCGCTTGACGCCTACAGCATCGACGCCTCCACCGGGGAGCCCGGCTGCCCGTGTGGCTCCGGCCGGATGGGCGACTGCGACGACTGCGAGACGGCCGTGGGCGGGGAGCAGGACGCCTCCACCGGGGAGCGGTCGGAGCCTCCACCGCTGGAAGGCGATCCCGGTTCGCCTTCTACCTGGCGGCCGGGGTTTGCGGGTGGCGCAACAGTTGAGGGATCCGCAAACCCTCCGCAAACTAGCGGGGAGCGGCCGGGCCTAGCAGCAGCGCTGGCCGATCTTGCTGACAAGCATCATCGGACGGTAAGGGGCTCGCGGAAGCATGACCCCGAGCGGATCGAGGACTTCCGTGACTGCCCATGCCTGACCTGCAAGGCGGCTGCTGCGGCCCTCGCCGGGGAGCGGCCGGGACCTAACAAGGATGCTGTTGGGAGTGCGCGGCCGGGTGTTGTCGAGGGGGAGCGGGACGCCTCCCGGGACGGGAGGGTCGCCAAGGTGTGGCGCGGCGACGGTGACCGAGAGATCACGGTCGGTCCCGACGGGGCGGTCGCGATGCGGCAGGAGGGTGTGGGGGAGATAGCGATGTTGTTGCCGCTTTCGTTTCGGCGGGCGGCTGCCGAGATCTTGGATTCGGGGCGGGACGCCTCCCCGGCCGAGCCGCCCCGGCCGGTCGCTACCGAGCGTCGAGGCGATGGTCTGTTCGCCTCTTTTCCTGTCCGACAGGGCGAAGGGGAGCTGACTTCCGAGCGCATCAAGGGTGCGAGCGTCGCTTGGCATGCCCTCATAGCCGAGCGTGATCGGCTGGGGCGCGAGCTTCGTGAGGCGGTCGCCAGGGCCGAGAGAGCCGAGGGCGAGATCGAGCAGCTTCGTGGGGCTGAGGCGCGGGGCCGTGGCCAGGTGTTGGGGTGGCTGCGCAACCCGGAGGTAAGGCGAGAGGTCGCGGCGGCGCTGCGCCCGTTCATCGCCTGGCAGGGCAACCCGGGCGACGTGAACGCGTCGAACGGTGCGCACACGGTGCTCGCGCTGCTTGAGGACCGTCTGGGCGCCCTACCAGAGGGAAGCGACGGGCGGCAGGAGGCGATAGACGAGGTGGTGTCGGCGTGGCGCGATTCGGCCTACGTGGGCGGCCCGTCGGAGCGCGACTGTGCGCGGCTGACGACGGACAAGCTTGAGCCGTTCGCCACGCCCGATCCGCAGGGCGTCGGGCGGGCCGACGCTGCCGAGACGAAGGAAGGCGCGGATGACGTTGCCTGAGCCGCTGTCGGCTGCCGAGATGTGCGAGTACGCCGGCCACGAGTGGGGCGACGCCGGGGGCGGGCTCCGTATCTGCTTGGTCTGTGAGGCCGAGGAGTGGGCCGAGACGAAGGGGGACGACGATGGCGACGACTGAGCGGCCAGACATCGTGGCGCGCGAGTGGGAGTACTTCCCCGTGCCGGACGGCGAGTCGTTCGTCGACAAGGACGGCGACGAGGTGGTCGGCTGGCATCCTCGCCATGAGGGCCAGGACGAGCTTGCGCTGCTCGCCGAGTTCGAGGCGTTTTACGAGGATGGGCCGTTGGAGCTTCGTCCGATCCTCGTGCGGGATGCGACCGAGGTCGAGTGCCGGATCAACGGCTGGGACGAGGGCGCCTTCGTGCGCTGCACGACGCGCGCCAAGGCCCCGCGGCCGATGTGGCAGGTCGTCGTCGGTCGGGCCGCTGCCGGGGTAGAGGGAGACGACGGGACATGAGTGGGCTGACGGTGATCGACGTTTTGGCATCCCGGCCACGCGGCGAACTGTCGAGGCTCCGCGATGCGCTGCTGGCGAGGCAGGCGAACAGTGCGGCGCGGCTGCGGCGTATCGAGGTCGAGATGGCCCAACTGGATGAGGCGCGTCGTTTGCAGCGGGGCCATGTGCAGGGCTCCGTGATCGCGCTGGTGCGGGAGTACGTGTTGGCTGCGGGCCGTCCGGTTAGGCCGGCCGAGGTTATGGATGCGATACGCGAGCGAGTCTACGCGTCGGATTCGGCCGTCTACAACGCCCTGTCTCGCTTGGCGGGGGCGGGGACACTAGTTCGTGGTCCACAGGGCTATTTGGGGGCGGCTACAGAGAGGAACCCCGGTGGCTAGGCGGCCCTTCCTCTCGCGATCTCCGCGACCCGTTGGTGGGAGATCGCGAACTCGGCGGCTATCTGCCGGTAGGACTTGCCTGCGTCGATCTCGGCGTGGATCGCGGCGTTGCGCTGTTGGCGGGCTTGGATCGTGTCGCGGTCTAGTCGTGCCTTGGCCTTGCGGTAGGCGATCTCTGCTGGGTGGAGGGCGGTCATGCGCGGGCGAGCTGGCGACGGGCGGCGGCAATGGCGTCGTCGAGCGTCTCGTGGTAGTCGCTCGCGTCGGTGGCGGTGTCGAGGTGGTAGTCGCCGTCGCTGTCGATGGTGATGGCGATGGAGTCGGTGACGCCGTGGTAGCCGCCTGCGTCGCCGAGCCTGTAGACGATCTCCTCGATGCCCTCGTTGGTCTGGCGCTGGATGAGGCGCTCAGTGCCGTGGGCGTTGCTGTTCTCGGTGAGGGTGGTGATGGTGCTGGTCATTGTGGTGCCTCCCGTGTCGCTGGTTGCTGTCTAGGGGTAGTAGACACCATCGGGCCGCCGCTGTCAAGGGCGCCTAGACAATCTTTAGATTCGGCAGAGGGGAACGACGATGGGCGGGACTGACCGCACCGAGACGGAGCGGTGCCGCCACTGTGGCCGCGAGACGAAGCACTATTCGGAGGTCGCCCCGAACGATCCGGCGATGGACTGTGGCGGGGATTGTTGGGGGTGTGTGGCGGCGTGCGAGCGGTGGTTGAGGAGCTTGGATTGGCGACGGCGAGGAGGAAAAGCCCGTGGCGGGTGAGGCGGTCCCCCCGATCCCCGAGTTGGCCGTGGAGCGGTTGGCGAAGGATCTCGCCGCCGAGGACATCCGGGAGTACGCGGAGCGCAGCGGCGAGTCCGTCCCTGATCCTCGCGAGGAGTGGGAGTCGGGCTCCGACTCCGACAGTGAGGCTTACCGTGATGCGTGGCGCGCGGCGGCTCGCCAGCAGTTCGTCAACACCGCCCCGGCGATCCTTGAGGGCCGGGTAGAGGCGGTAGCGCGAGCGCTGTTCGAGCAGCGCAAGGCGGGCGGCGAGCTTGGCGGGGTCATGGGCCGCATCGTTGGCGAGTGGGGCGGACTGGCGGTCGATGAGCGCGGGGAGTGGTGCGAGTTGGCCGGCCGGCTGTTGGGCATCGAGGAGGACTGACGCTACTGTCTTACGTCCCGTGTGCGGCGTACAGTCGCGGCATGGGATCTAGCACCCTCTCAGCGGTGTCCTCCGGGCCGCTCGCGCCTCTGGCGGCTGAGCCTGGGCTGTTCGACCCGACGGTCCCCCCGGAGCGGCAGGAGGGCTCCTGTGTGTGGGGGGTTGACTGTTCCTCGAAGCGTGTCGCGGTCGCGGTCGACGGGGCGCCGCCACGGACGTGGGTCAAGTCGTTCACCTACTACGAGGAGACCGGCCTGCGACTCGGGGCGATCTATGCGGAGACGGTCGGGCTCGCGCGGGAGGTGGCGCGTGAGACGGGGCTGCCGGATCTGGTGGTGGTGGAGCAGCCGACGGGGAAGACGCCGGCGCCGGTGTTGATGTACGCGACGGGTGTCGAGATCGCGGCGCTTGCGACGTTGGGGGTGTCGGTGCGGCTGATCGCTGTCATGACGTGGAAGCAGCGCGCGGTCGGGCATGGGCACGCGAAGAAGCCGCAGATCATGGAGTGGGCTCGGCGGCGGGGCTACACGGGGCGTTTGGAAGACGAGGCCGACGCGTTGGGGATCGCTGTGGGCGGCCGGTCGCTGTTCGGCGTGGGTTGACGCTACCTCTGCTGTCCGCGCGCTGTCTTACAGTCGCTGCGTTCCTGAATCTACGGCCGAAGGAGGCCCCGGATGGAAGCAGCGACGATGGACCGGCCCGACGTGTTGGACGGCCAGGAGCAGACAGACGATCCGGGCGAGGCGCCCGCCGGGATGGTGGTCCAGGGGACGGGCCAGCTTTCGTTCGACGTGGGCGGCAAGTCGCCGACCGGGGCTTCGCTGTCGCTGACTGGCGGGAAGGTCGAGCTGGAGGGCCAGTTCGCGAAGGGCGAGACGGTCGTGCTCCGTGTGGAGGCGGTCGTGCACGACGTGGGGTTCAAGGACACCGTTGATTCGAAGACGGGCCAGGTGGTGGGGTGCGAGCGGCGGCAGAAGGCGCGGATCGTGTCCGTCACGAGGGTCGAGGAGTAGTCCGGTGCGGGTGTGGAAGCTCGGCCGGCACCGTCTCGATGACTCCGCGGGCGCGTGGTTCGTGGTGGACCCGGCGGTCGTGACGGTCGGGTCCGCGGACTACGAGGTCGTCGAGGTGCGCGAGGTTGAGCACGCGCTGGGACGGGATCCGGTCGACGAGGCGCAGGACGGCGCGCAGAGCACCGACCAGACGCTGCTGCTGGCGGCCGACGAGCTGGCGAGCCTGGCGCTCGCCTTCGCGAAGGGCGGTGTGCCGGCGTACGCGAAGGACGCCGCGATGGCCGCCCGGATGTGCCTCGAAGCGCGCAGGGCGTGGGCCGACGAGTGACCAACATGGCCGAGGGTGTCGGCCGGATCGCGGACGCGGCCGCAGTGTTGGCCGCGGACGTCCGGCGGCGCCGTGAGGCCGAGGTGGAGGCGGAGCGGGAGCGGCTTGCCGCGACCCGCCCGCCGTCCACTCTCTCCGGGGTCGCGTTCATCGCAGCGATCCCCGGCTACGCGGCCCAGTGGACCAAGGTCGTGCCGCAGGAGTACTGGCGAAGGGACGGCGCCGACGCCGTGGTGTCGTGCGTCTGCGGCGCCGAGGCCCGCGCGGTCCCGCACATCCCGTGCGAGTGCTCGTGCGACCGGTTCTTCCTGTGGACGGGCCAGACGGTGCGGGTCGCGCAGTACCCGGGCTGGCGTGACCTCCCCGACGACTGACGCGCTGTGGTGGATGCTCGCCGGCCCAGGGTGGCTGGCCGTTCAGTCGACCCGGGGCCGCCACTGGCTCGCCCCCGCCCACTTCGAACGGTGGCGGCGCCTCGCCGACACACAGACATGGGACGGCGACCTGGCCGTCTACCTGTGCCCGTGGCTTGACCGCGGATCGTTCCTGCACCCCGCAAGGTCGGGGGTGGTGTGGGCGCACCTTGAGTCCGGCGACTCGTGCGCCCGCCTAAGCCGTTTCAGGGTGAGGCCGACGCTGGTGGTGTCTGAGGGCGGGTCGGTGCGCCGCACGGCCGTGTGGGCGCTTACACGGCCGCTAAGCCATGACTGGTGCGAACGCGCGAACCGCCGGCTCGCCCACTTCTTCCGCGGCCCGAAGAAGCACTGCGGCACGACGGGCCGCCTGTACATCCCGGGGACGGTCCTGCGGGCCGGGCGCAAACGTCCAGTGCCGGCGTCGGTCGAGGAGTTCAACCCCGACGCGATCTACACCGCCCGCCAGGTCGTCGGGGCGCTCAAGGACGCGCCCGACCCCGACGCTTGGCGGCAGGCGTCGTAATGCCATACATGTGGTGCCGCGCGGCAGGGGTGCGCATCCTCGCCATAACGGCCCCGGAAAGACGACGACCCCGCCGAAGCGAGGCCGCCACCGCCGAGACGTCCACCACGGACGCTACTTCTACCTGTGTGCGCAGCGTAGAAGAAAGCACAGAGTAGTTGTCCGCCCGGCCGTATCACGGAGCCGCCTAGCGGCAGCGCCCGGCGACAACGCCCCGCGAGGGGTGACGGGGGACAGGACCGCCCGCCCAACGGCAAGGGACGGACGCACCGCCGGGAGCGACAGAGCCAGCCAGCAGCAAGGCGTAGGCGGCTACCGGAAGCGTTCGGAACTCGGGTGCCGGGGACCCACCGTCGATCCTCTCAGGGAGCCGCCATGGCGTGCAGGACGGGCCGCTGGTAGGGATGCCGGGGTATAGGTCAACCTATGGCCGCACGGCGCGGTGGAGCGTGTCCTGTCTGTCCCCATGCAGAGGTAGCGTAAGACATTCGACCGCTACCGGAAGGGGAAGTTGACCGTGCCGATCCAGCATGCGAAGTGCGCGAGGTGTGGGACATCGCTCGGCGGCCGCCGCGTCGGCGTCGTGAAGTTCGGCGGCCAGACATTCGACTACTACAAGTGTCCTTGCGGCCGTGGGCGCCGCGTGCCGCTTCCGGTCCGGTGAGCCGGGTCCGTGTTTCCCACCATGCGGTCGTCCGGTTTCAGGAGCGGGTTCGTCCCGCGTTGACGTGGCAACAGTCGAAGGTCGAGCTTGAGCGGCTGGTCGCGTTCGCGAGGGTGGGGGACCGTCCTGGCTGGATGGCCCCGGAGGGCGACCATCATGAGCCTGCGGCGGCCTACGCGACGATCGGGGACGACATCGCGCTTCCGTTGGCGCGCAGGGCGGCCGGGTGGTTGGCGATGTCGTGTGTTGCGCGCGGCACCCAGGCCGAGCATGTGCGTGCCCGTAAGCGGCGGGCGGGCAGGGAGGCGCGCGCCAAGGCCCGGGAGCGCCGTGCGGCCGTGCGGGCACGCCGGGACGCTGAGCGGGCCGCGAACGGCCGTCCTGTTCGTTGGGCGTCGTGACGGGCGCCTAGGGTACGGGCATGGGCCGCTTCGACCCGCGATACACCAGGCAGCAAACGGCTGCGATCGTGGCCGCCCAGGTCGACGGTCACAGGGGCCGCAAGCTGACCGCGAGGCAGGCGGTGGCGGCCGCGGCGGCGGGCGAGTTGGGCCTCGATCCGTTCGAGTACACGGTCTCGTCGGCCCGCCATTATGCGGGTGAGGAGCGCCGCAAACGGTCCGGTGCGGACCTTCGGGAGTTGCGCAGGAAGGGGAAGCCCGGCGACCGGATCGAGCATCTCGCGTTGCAACTGCTCGGCACGTTGGAGCAGACGGCCGACCGCATCCAGTCCAAGGCGAATGTGCGGGGCGGCCTCGACCCGGACGACATCGCGAAGGCACAGTCGGTTCTGCGGGCGGCGAAGGAAGCGAAGGGCCTTGTTCGTGTCGCGGAGACGGAGCGCGCGAAGCCGGCGAACGGGAAGCCGTCCAGTCTGTCCCCGGAGTCGCGGGCGGCGCTCGCAGAGTTGGAGAACGGCGGAACGCCCGCCCAGCCCGGTTAGGGGCGGACGGGCGCTCAAGGAGGGCTCAGAACGGGCAGTCGTGGGAAGCGCACGACCCGCCGCCCAACCCAACCCCACAGAGAGAGAAGACGAACACGGAAGGGGGACCAGGCCCCCGGCGAGAACACGCCCCACCGCCAAGCCCACGAAACCGACGACAGAACGGCCGGGGGCGTTCTGTGTCGCGTGGTGGCGCTGGGCTCGGGTGCGGCTCGGTGCGCGGTGTGTGCCGCTACCTAGGCGACGGTAGCGGCGTTGCGTGTGCGGCTAGTCGTGGCGGGAAACTACTACTGCGGGTGGGGCAGCATACAAGCGCGGTTTCGGCTTGCTAGAGCCGGATGCCCCCCTCCCCCCCTCACCCCTTCGGCGGCGTGGGTTCCCATCTCCGCGATCTGGTACTCCCGTTCTTGCGCGGGTTGTTGGTGGGTGCTGTCCTGTGGGTGTCATACGGTTGCGGGGTGCGTGTTGGGGATTTGAGCGTGGCGGCGGTTTGATGGCGGCGGGGGTTGCTAGGTCGTTTCGGTTGCCGGTGGGGTTGGATGAGCGGTTGGTGGGGGTTGCTGGTCGGGAGGGGCGGTCGTTGACGGCGGTGGTGGTGGAGGCGTTGTCGCGGGGGTTGGGGGTGCCGGAGGGGCTTTCTGGGCCGTTGGGTGATCGGCGTGTGGATTTGGCGCAGGTGGCGGCGGAGGTGTCGGGGTTGCCGCGGTCGGTGTGTTTGGCGAAGATTCGTGGTGGGGCGTTGACGGTTGATGGTGTGGTGTGGGTTGATGAGTTGGCGCGGTGGGATCGTCTGGCTGGATGTTCGATTGCGTTTGATGGTTGTGCGTTGGAGGTTGGGGGTGCGGGTTCCGGGGAGGGGCCTTGCCACCCATGACTGATGATGCTGCTGGTGTGTTGGCGGAGACTGCTGCGTTTTTGGAGGCGCAGGTGGGGCGGTTGCCGGCTAGCTCGCCTTGGCGGGGGGTGTTTGGCCGGTGGGTGCAGCTTCTGCGTCTTGGTGGGCGAGGGTCTGTTCGGCGGCTTCCCCTGCGGCGACGTGGGGGGTCAGGGCTTCGAGTAGTTGGCGGATCGCGGTCAGGTCCGTCTCGATCCGGGTGAGGCGGTCTTCGTCGGCGGCGAGGTCGGGGTGTAGCTGCTCGATGGGGATGTCCCAGTGGTCGGCGAGCGCCTTGAGGTTCGCTGGGCGGGGCGTTGCTTTTCCCTCCTCCCAGCGCTCGTAGGTGCGGGTGTTGATTCCGAGGGCGTATGCCACGTCGATGGGCTTCTCGCCGCGTCTGGTGCGTTCTCGTTGGATGTTCGCGGCGATGCGCCGCTTGTAGTCGTCCACGGGCGGGGAACGGTATGGGCTGGCGCCGGGTGTCGCATCGGCGGGGTCGGGTCGGGTTGACCGGGCGTGTTTGCGCCGGTAGGGTGCCAGCGTGGCTTCGGCGCAGGTGATCGACCTGGCGGCAGCCCGGGCGGCTCGGTGGCCGTCGCGGCGGACGGTGCGTAAGGAGCAGGTGGTGGCGCACTTCGGGGTGTCGCTGTCGACGGTGGATCGGTGGATCGCGGCGGGGATGCCGAAGCATCCGCTTGGTAGGCGGGGTGTGCGGTTCGTGGTCGCGGAGTGCGAGGCTTGGCACGCCGACATGTTCGGCCGCTAGCGACTGTATGACAGTTGCGGTAGGGTAGACGCGGCATGGCGGCCCGCCCGAAGCGTTCTACGTCGATGCGCCGGGTTGCGGAGGGCATCTACCGGCGCGACTCGGGCAGGTATGTGGTGCCGATCTACGATCCGGCGACGGGCAACAAGCGGTATTCGCATCCGCGGGTGCCGCGCGGCGGGTTCGCGACGTTGGAGGAGGCCAGGGCGTTCAAGCGGTGGCTGGCGGATGACCGTGAGGAGGCTGCTGCGGCGTTGACGTGCGGCGAGTTCGCACGGTCGTGGACGCGCACCCATCCGCGGGGCGAGTCGACGAACCAGCACAACGGGGAGCGGGTGCGGGCGTTCGTCAGGGACTTCGACGGGATGTCGGTGCGGGACGTGACGCCGCAGATGGCGAGGTTGTGGACGTTCGGCGGCCCGGCGCCGAAGATGTTGGAGAAGACTGTTGCCGGCTGGAAGGGCGTGAAGCGCGTGGACGGGGAGCTGGTCGTGCCGTCCCATGAGAGCAACTATCGGGCGGTCAGGGCGATGTTCAGCGACATTGTGCGCGACGGGGTGCTTGACCGTTCGCCGTTCTCGGCGCTCGGGGTGAGCGAGGGGAAGGGCCGCCGCGACGCGGTGATGTTGACCGCCGCCGAGCTGGAGCTGCTGGTCGACTGTGCGGGCGAGGAGTGGGGTGTCTACGGGGAGACGGTGGTCGGCCCGATGATCGCTGTGGCGGCGGGGACGGGGATGCGGCCGGGGGAGCTGCGGGCGATGCGGTGGTCGTGGATCGACTGGGAGGCCGACGCGATCGAGGTGCGCGCCGCGTTGAACGACCGGACGGGGAAGGAGACGCGGCCGAAGTCGGGTCGCGGGCCTGGCCATACCCGCACCGTGGCGATGTTGCCGATGGTCCGTGAGGCGTTGCGCAAGGTGCCGCGCGACGCCGAGCATGTGTTCACGACCCAGAACGGCAGTCTGTTGCGCCAGCGGACCCACTGGTACTACTGGAACCCTGTCCGGTCGCGGTTTCACGGCAGGCTGCCGGCTGGTCGCCGCGAGGTGATCCCCGGCGATTTCGACTGGTATGAGCTGCGCCACTACTTCGGGTCCTACCTTGCGTCGCGCGGGGTGTCGCCGTACGACATTGCGGACCAGATGGGCCATGTCGACGGCGGTGTGTTGGCCCAGAAGACCTACATTCACACCGAGTCTGAGGATGCTCGCGCACGGGTTCTGGCGGCCGTGTCGAGGCTCGACGACCCGCCGTCGGTAGCGCGCGAGGGTGGCTGACGGTTGCAAACGCGGTAGCGTCAACCACCGTCGCCCCTAGAAAACCCCTGCAAACAGCGCCTTTTGGGTGTCCTGACACGCCGATGTGTGCTGCCCGGGGCGCTGCGGAAGTTAGCGTGTCAGGGCACCCCAAACGGCTCTGGGAAGCCAAATCGACGTGTCAGGACGTTTCGTGACGCCCCACTCGGTTTGCAGGGGCTTTCCGGCCGGTAGCGGGACGGGGTAGCGGGACGGTAGCGTTGAGCCGTCCGCGACGGTTGCGAACCTGACCGGCGTCATGGCTGAGGTCTACGCGACGCTCATACCTGCCGGCGAGAAGGTCGAGTTGCACCCGCGTGTCGACGACCGTTGGCGCGGCGGCGGGACGGGGCCGGTCGCGACCCAGACGGCGGACGATCATGGCACCGCGACGTTCGAGGTCGCCCCGGGCGACTACTGGCTGGTGTACGCCGGCCGGGCGGTGAAGGTCGTCGCGAAGGGCGAGACGCCGGCGGTGCGCCGCGAGCGGCCTGCGAAGAAGGCGGCGCCTGTGAAGCGTTCGGCGCCGTCCACGAAGAAGTCGTCCTCGGCGGGTCGTAGGCCCGCTGCCAAGCGGAAGAAGTAGGAGGTGGCCCAGTGGCCGCAGTAGCGACGGTGGAGAAGACCATCGAGATCGGTTCGACCGAGAGGCTGGTGATCGGCACGCTCGCGCTCGACGACTCGTACCCGACGGGCGGTGAGGCGGTCGCGATCGCGGGGATCGAGACGATCGACAAGCTGTTCGCGTCGGGCTACGGCTATGTGTACGAGTGGGACAGGGCCGCCCAGAAGCTGGAGGTGCGCCAGCAGACCGATCCGGCCGACGGCGGCGGCGCGGACGTTCCGCTCGTCGAGGTCGGGTCCACGGACGACCTTTCGGCTGTCGTCGCGGCGCCGTTCATCGCCATCGGGTCCTAGTTCGGTGCCGGCCCTGGCGCCGGAAGCGGAGCGGCTGCGTGCCCGGCTGGCCGACGACACGGTGTTGTGGGCTCGCCACTGCGCCAAGATTGTCGACCACCGGGCGCAGCTCGTGCCGTTGGCGGCGAACGCGGCCCAGTTGAAGTTCGACGCGGCGTTGGAGGGGCAGCGCGCGGCGGGCAAGCCGATGCGCGCGATCGTGCTCAAAGCACGAAAATTAGGGTTCTGTCTAGATCCGGCGACGCGTGTGCTCACGGCGGACCTGCGCTGGATTCCGATAGATGAGGCGGAGCCGGGCCAGCAGATCGTCGCGACCGACGAGGATTCCGACGGGGTGCCGGGCGGTGGCAGACGCTTGCGCCGCGGTGTCGTGGAGGCCAAGCGCGACGTTCGCGAGGAGGCGTTCGAGTTGACGATGAGCGATGGGCGCAAGCTCATCGCCACCGCCCCGCATCGCTTCTTGTGTCTTCGGCGCGGCGGGACCGAATACGTCTGGCGGACGGTCGCAAAGATGCGACCAGGGGATCGCGTCCGGTCGGTTGTTTCGCCCTGGGGCGAGTCCTCACATGACGATGGCTGGTTCGGGGGTATGATCGACGGCGAGGGCAGCTTGCGCTCCAAGGCTGGCGGGGCGTGCGGGCTGGCGGTCTACCAGCGCCCCGGCGAGGTTTACGATCGAGCGGCCAGCTACCTCAGCGAACGCGGGTACACGTTCGCTGAATATGAGGCGACGCGCAGTAAGCCGGCTTGGGCGCCCGGCCGCCAGCTCGTCGTATCGCGTTCGAACGAGATGCTGCGGCTCGTTGGGCAAACCCGCCCTACCCGCTTCGTGGACGGGGACTGGTGGGAGGGGCGCGCTCTGCCCGGCAAAGACGCGTCGGTGACGTGGGGCGAGGTCGCGTCGATCAAGCCGCTAGGCCGCCGCCGGATGGTCGATCTCCAGACCTCTGCCAAGACGTTCATCGCTGAGGGGTTCGTCTCCCACAACAGCACGTGGGTGCAGGCGAAGATCATGCAGCGCGTCACCCAGCGCGAGTATCGCCGCGGGCTTGTCGTCGCGCAGGACAACGACACCGCGGGGGAGCTGTTGGCGATTGGCGAGCGGATCTGGAAGCACCTGCCCGACGACGCGCTGGGCCTTAAGCCGCAGCGGACGAACTTCCGTCGCGGCAAGGAGATGGTGTTCGGGGATCTCGATTCGACGTTCGCGGTGGACACGGCGAGGGAGGCGGAGGCGGGCCGCGGGTTCACCTACACCGATCTGCACCTGTCCGAGGTCGCGTTCTGGCCGTACTTGGAGAAGATGGCGTCGCTGCTCAACGCGGTGCCTGACGATCCCGGCACGATGGTCGTGTTGGAGTCGACCGCGAACGGGTCGAACCACTTCAAGGTGCGGTGGGACCGGGCGGTGGCGGGCGAGTCGGAGTACGTGCCGATCTTCGCGGCGTGGCATGAGGACTCCCGGTATCGGCTGTCGTTCGACTCCGACTATGAGCGCGAGCGGTTCGAGGCGGAGGTCGGTGCCGGCCCGTGGGGTGACGATGAGCCGAGGTTGGTCGAGCGGTTCGGCTGCGACTTGGAGCAGTTGCACTGGCGGCGCTACACGATCGTCGACAAGTGCGACTCGAACATCGAGCTGTTCAAGCAGGAGTATCCGGCGTCGGCCGATGAGGCGTTCGTGGCGTCTGGCAAGCAGGTGTTCTCGCCGGCGCTCGTGTCGGTCGTGATCGACCATTGCGAGCAGACCGATCCGCCCAGCTTGTCGCCGGACAATCCGGGGCCGGAGGTCGGGACGCTGGAACCGGCGGGGATGCGTTCGCGCAAGACGACGCGGGGGATGGTGGAGGTGCCGACCGGCCCGAAGTGGGTGCCGCGGCATCCGAAGCCGGCGCGGCGGGTGCGTGAGGAGGTGTGGCGGGTCTTCGAGCGCCCCCAGCCGGGTGACGGCGACCGGCCGCGCGGCCAGTACGTCGCGATGCTCGACCCGGCGGAGGGGGAGGAGACGGCGGCTGGGGAGAACGCCTACCACGCGATCACGGTCATCGACCATCGCACTAGGGCGCTGGTCGCGGAGCTGCAAACGAGGATCGACCCTGATCTCGTCGGCATCCAGTTGTACTTGGCGGCGCTGTACTTCAACAACGCTCTGGTGTGTGTGGAGAAGACGGGCGGCTATGGGCTGTCGGTGTTGCGCCAGGTCAACCGTGACTTCGGCTATCCGCGTGTCTACCGGCAGAAGGTGCTCGACAAGGCGAGGCAGGGCACGCCGTTCGAGGACCGGTTGGGGTGGGATACCAACCGGGCGACGAAGGCGCTGATCGAGGACGGTGTGAAGGAGTTGATCCGCAGGCAGCCGGAGGTGTTCAGGTCGCATGTTCTCGCCCACCAGTTGACGACGTACATCAAGCTCCCGAACGGCAAGACGGGGCCGGAGGAGAACGCGTTTTCGGACCTGTTGATGGCGTTCGGGGTGGCGCAGCAGGTGGCGATGGAGTGGCCGGTGCCGACGGAGGCGAAGCAAACGTCGACTTCGACGCGGCCGATCCGCAATCCGATCGCGGGGTATTGAGATGGAGCGGCGCACGAGGGGCGGGGTGGTGTTGCCGGCGAACGTGTCGGGGGTCCGCACGCTGGCGTTTCGGTGCATGGTCTGCGGCACCGAGTTCTACGACGATGAGCAGCTCGCGTGGACGCGCCATGTGGGCCGGTGCGTGGGCCGCCACGAGCAGGAGATCCACGAGTCGGCGCCGCACAACCGTCTGCCGGGGTTCCTCGGCGACGTGAATCTGGATGTGGAGTATCAGCGGTATGCGCGGGAGCGGCCGCGCGACTGGTATCGCGACCACAAGATCGACTGGCCGGGGGGGTAAGGTCCGCCGCGTGTTCTGCCATCGAAGCGATCAGAGGTAGCGGGTGAGTCAGGAGCCGAAGACGCGGCTGTGGGTGGTCGAGGCGGACGAGTCGGGTTACGTCGACCCGGGCGAGCTTGCGGAAATGTCGGTGAAGGTCGCGACGGTCGTGGAGATGGTTGGCGGTGTCGCGACGATCGGCGGGGATCGTGTGCAGCGCGACGACGGGCTGTGGGTGACGCGGACGGTGGTCTACCGGTGGCAGTCGTTCGTGCCCGACCAGAAGGCTGAGCCCGAGCCGGTTGCGGCGGAGTAGTGGCGTCGTTCGACCTTGACGGTGAGGGCCAGGCGCTCCTCGAACGGGTCCTGAACCTCCAGAACGACGCTGAGCGCCGCCACCAGAACCATCGGCGGCGGTGGGAGGACTTGTACGGCCTCTACCGCGGCCACCAGCACTTTCGGGAGTGGTATCACCAGGCGTCGGAGCCTGATCGCGACACGGGGCTGCGCGACCTCAAGCGCGAGTGGGGGGCCGAGCTGTTCATCCCCCATTCGTTCGAGACGGTTGAGCAGGTGACGCCGCGGGCGGTGTCGCAACTGCCGGTCCAGCCGTTGGGGCCGCGGTTCGACACCGAGCCGGAGAACGTCGAGAACATGCGGATGTTGATCGAGATGCAGCGCGCGCAGATCCAGTACGAGCTGCCGTTGCAGGAGGTCGCGAAGTCGGGGTTCATCTACGGGCTGGGGGTGATGAAGGGGCCGTTCTGGCGCAAGGATGTCCGCCAGGGCTATCCGACGATCCAGGAGGGCAACCGCCATCCGTGGGTGCAGGGCAGCCGCGACCGGGTGGTGTTCGACGACCCGGACGTGGAGGAGGTGGACATCTTCGACTTCTTCTGGGATCCGTTCGCACGGTCGATGCGCGACTGCGGCTGGGTGATCCACCGGACGTGGCGGTCGACGGACTACTGCATGCGCAAGCTCGTCACGGGCGGCTGGTCGAACCCGTTTGGGTTCCCGCCGTCGGAGTTGATGTTCGACTCGGCCAACCATCGCTTCGACGAGGCGCACCGCCAGCGGTTGCAGGCGGCGGGCCATGCGCAGGGGTTGGAGGGGTCGGGCCGCAACGATGTTCACGAGGTGTGGGAGTTCCATGACGGCGGCCGCAAGGTCGTGACGATCCTTGACCGCAAGGCGCCGGTGGAGGTGGCCGACGCTCCGGCGTGGCATGGCGAGTTGCCGTTCCAGGCGTTTCGGCCTACCACGTCGGCGGTGCGGGAGCTGGTCGGGATCGGGGAGATAGAGCCGATCCGTGACTTGCAGATCGAGATGAACACGTTGCGGTCGCAGCGGCGCGACAACGCGACGCTCGTGTTGCAGCGCACGTTCGCGTATGCGGACGGGTTCGTGGACCCGGACCAGATCCGGTTCGGGCCGGGGCTCGCGATCCCCGTCAACGGCGACCCGCGCGACCTGTTGTTCCCGATCCCGGTGCAGGACATTCCGAACTCCGGCTACCAGGAGGAGGCGCAGTTGCTCGCTGACATTGAGCGGGTGACGGGGCTGATGGAGCCGGGGACCTCCCAGTCGGAGACGGCGACGGGCGCGCAGATCATCCACCAGGCGGGGTCGGTGCGGATCCAGAACAAGGCGCGTCGGTTGATGGCGGAGGTCGTGACGCCGCAGACGAACCAGATGGTGTTGCTCAACCAGCAGCACATCGCGTCGGAGCGGCAGATGTGGCAGGAGGAGCAGAACCCGGCGCAGCCGGGGGTGCGGGGCGCGAAGTGGCGGCAGATCCAGTTGGGGCCGGCGGAACTTGCGGGCGACATGTTCGCGTTGCCGGTCGATGACGCGTCGACGATGCCCGACAACGTGGCGCAGGACCGTGAGGACGGGATGCGGTTGTGGAACGCGTTCGCGAACAACCAGCATGTCGATCAGCGCGAGCTTGCGCGGCGGGTCGCGAAGCTGATGGGCGTCAAGCAGCCTGACCGGCTGTTGGCGCCGGAGAACCGTGTGCCGCCGGGGCTGGTCGACATCCTTGTCCAGAACGGGATCGTGGACGAGGAGACGATGCAGAAGGCGCTTGAGCATGCGTTCGAGGTGGAGCAGGGCGAGCAGGGGGAGGCGCAGGGCGCCCAGATGGAGGCGGCGTGAAGCCGACCCGCCGGGCGCAGCCGTATCGGCGTAGGCGGCCGCGGAAGCCGGGGAGGGCGTTGAGCGCGATGTTGCGCGGCAAGACGCTGTACGGGACGAACCCGGTCGATGCTCGCCGCCGGCTCGCGAAGCGCCGCAAGTAGCGTCCGTCTGCCGCTACATCTACCGTTTTGCGCGATGCAGACGGTAGCGTCGAAGCTCGACAAGGACCTGAAGCGGCACCAGCCGTTCGTGAAGCTGTTGCGGGGCCGCAGCTCGGAGGAGTTGTTCGAGATGGAGCGGGCGGTCGACCGGCTTGTGGAGTCGGACGGGTGGGAGGTGCTGACCTCTCTCCTGAAGGAGGCGCGTGACGACGCTCAGGCGACGCTGGTGTACGGGAAGACGCTCCCGGATGGGGCGACCTACGCGAAGGCGTTGGGCTATCTCGGCGGCATCGAGGCCGCGGAGGCGGCCGCTGAGGCGGTGCTGATCCACGCCCGCGACTTGCAGGAGCGACTAGAGGCGGAGGTAGGACGGGATGGCTGACGAGATCGAGCAGCAGGCGGCGGTAGCTGCGGCTGAGGAGCCCGTTGAGGAGCCGGTTGAGGAGGGGGGCCAGGCGGAGCCGCCTTGGCAGGACCTGATCGGCCGGATGGACACCTTCAACCAGCAGCTCGGCGCGGTCGAGCAGCGTCTCGGTCCCGGTGAGGAGCCGGAGCCGCAGCCCGACCCGATCTCCCAGTTGCTCGGCGGTGACCGTCAGGAGACGGCGCAGGGCCGCCAGGACCTGATCGACTTGATCGAGCAGCGGCCGGAGGACTTCATGTCGGCGCTGCGCGACCAGGGTCGCCAGGACATGCGCGAGGAGATCGCGCCGCTGCTTGAGGAGATCACCCAGCAGAAGCTGGCCGATCTCGAAGACGAGTTCCCGCGTCTCGGGACGAACGATGGGGCGCAGGAGTTGATGGGGGCGGCAAGTCTGCACGCCCAGCAGTTGAGGAACCCGAACCTCGTGCGGGACCCCGGGTTCCTTCGCATGGTCCATCTCGCCCAGTTGGGTGAGCAGGCGTTGGCGGACGAGAAGCCCGCCGGTGCCGACCAGCAGACCGCTCAGTTGGAGTCGGGTGGCGGTGCCCCCCCGGAACCCCAGCAGAACGTGTTCGAGCGTCTACACGAGAACCCGCAGAACGATGCGCTGGCGGGCTTTTTCAGCTAGGGCGCGCGTCAAGACCACGCGAGAGGTATGAGAGATGGCAACAGTTAGTGGACAGAGAGGCACCGGCAACATCCTGTCGTCGCTCCGCAAGCCGGACATCGCTTCGATGGTCGCCGAGTTGGAGCCCGAGTCGGCGCCGCTGACGGTGCTGACGAACCGGTTGGAGAAGGCGCCGTGCGTCAACGCCGAGTTCAACTGGTTCGAGGACGACCTTGAGCCGCGGTGGGACCAGATCGACGAGGGATCCGGTTTCACGTCGGGCGACACGGTGCTGACCGTGGACAACGGCGCGTTCTTCGCCGAGCACTATCTGGTGTGGGTTCCCCGCACGAGCGAGATGCTGCGGGTGACGGGGGTGAACGGCAACGCGATCACGGTGGTGCGTGGTGTGGGGTCGACGCCGGCGGCGTTGGTCGACGACGATCCGATCCTTGTGGTCGGGACGGCGATGATGGAGGGCGACACCTCCCGGCCGGCGCGTAGCTCGAACCCGACGAAGAAGACCAACTACACGCAGATCACGCGTACCCCGTTCGAGTCGACGGGGACGTTGATGGCGTCTCAGGAGTGGGTCGTCCCGTCGGATTGGGACCGTCAGGCCAAGCACGGCGGGATCGAGCACGCGAAGGATCTGGAGTACATCGCGTGGTTCGGCAAGCCGTCGGAGAACACGTCTGGTGCGCATCCGAGGCGCACGTCGGGCGGGTTCTTCCACTTCGTGACGACGAACGCGCAGGACGCGCAGGGCGCGTACACGGAGGCGGAGTTCCTGACGGCGCTGCGTACGAACACCCGGTATGGGCGCAACCTGTTCGGTTTCGCTGGCCGTTTGCCGGTCGATGTGCTCAACGGGTTCCCGCGCGGCAAGCTTGAGGTGACCCAGAACGAGACGACGTACGGGATCGCGGTGATGAAGTACATCTCGCCTCACGGCACGGTGTCGATCATCACCCACGATCTGTTCGAGGAGTCGTACGCGGGCCATATCGCGTTCCTGAACCCGAGGCATGTGCGTAAGCGCTACCTCGCGAACGGCCGTGAGAACCGTGACACGCACTCCCGTCCGAACATCCAGCCCAACGACCAGGACGGTCGCAAGGACGAGCTGTTGACCGAGTGCGGTCTGGAGTTCAAGCAGGACCTTGCGCACGG